TTGTATATTTAAATAATAAAAAATTTGTTGTTGGGGAACTAATAAATTTCTTAGAATCTAATATCAAATCTAATTTACAAGAAATTACTCTTGGTAGTTATTTAAATATAACAAATCGATATGTTTTAGATAAGGGCCAAAAAAATGAATATTATGACTACTCCAAAATAGTAAGAAAATCAGAATTTTCTGCGCCAAATAGAAAATTATTAGTTATATTTGATAGTTATGAAATTCCATCAAACGATACTGGAGATGTTTATACTGCAAATTCTTATTCAAAAGAAAGACTTAATCGTGATATTCCCATTTTAACTTATTATGATGGTAGTACAAGTAATCAGATTAGATGTACAGATGTAATTGATTTTAGACCTAGAGTTTCTGAATTCACATCAACATCTTCGTCCCCATTTTATTATGAAAATAAAACATTTGGAACATCATCTTCCTTAACGCCTAATTATGTTGTGACTCCAGGAGAATCTTCATTATTATCTTATAGTTATTATTTACCAAGAATTGATAAGGTTGTTTTGAATAAATTAGGAGAACTTTCCGTAATAAAAGGAGTTTCTTCTTTAAATCCAAAAGAACCCACTAACGTTGAAGAAGCTATGGATATAGCAACCATTGAATTACCTGCATATCTTTACGATTCTCAAATAAATGGTGTAAAAATAACTCTCGTAGATAATAGAAGATATACTATGAGGGATATTAGTAAAATTGATAATAGAGTTAGAAACTTAGAATTAACAACTTCTTTATCTCTTCTTGAGTTAGACACAAAATCTTTACAAATTCAAGATGCTGATGGTTTAGGTAGATTTAAAACTGGATTTTTTGTAGATGATTTTAAAGATGAGAATTTATTGGAAAAAAATAATGAGGATGTTCAGTGTTCAGTGGATACTGCAAAAAGAAGTCTTTTACCTATGAATCATTTGTGGTCTATTAAACCACAACTTGCTTTAGATCCTAGTATAAACCCAGAAACTGCAGATTATTCACTAGATTTGCCACTTTTAGATAAAAATGTCAGAAAAACTGGAGATTTAGTAACTTTAAATTATTCTGAAAAAGGATGGATTGATCAACCATTTGCATCTAGAGTAGAAAATGTTAATCCATTTAGTGTTATAGAATATAAAGGAGCTATGACATTAAATCCATCCGTGGATGAGTGGGTAAGAAATGTCTATGTTAATAGGTATAGAACTGTCATCACTAATAGAGGAGATAGACAATATGATTATGTTGAAGATGTAAAAACTACAGTAACAGTAGAACCTTATGCTAGGGAAAGAAACGTTGAATTTAGAGCAGGTAGCTTAAGACCATTAACAAGGCACTATCCATTTATTGATAATTCTAGTTCAATAACCATAGTACCAAAACTAATTGAAATAAGTATGGTATCTGGCATTTTTGAACCTGGTGAAGATGTTTTTACACCTACTTTTGTTGGTAGATGTGCTACACCAGATCATAAATTTGGTGCGTATAATAATCCCCAAAAAGTTTATAATTCAAATCCATATAATACTACTCAAATATTATCCAAATCATACTCGGCAACTTCAACAGTTTTAAACATTGATACTACTGCTCTTGCTGAGGAGTCTTTAGGCGACTATGGTGGATACGTAAGCATTGGACAACAAATTATTGGAGAAACTAGTGGTGCGGTTGCTACAATAACTGATGTTAGACTAGTTTCAGACACTTATGGTCAAATCCTAGGTTGTTTTTATATTCCAGATCCAAATAATAGTGAAGTTCCAGTGGCATTTAAAATATCTACCGGTGAAAGTACTTTTAAATTAAACTCTTCTTCAGATAATTCTGAAAATTTACCTGGTAGTAATATATTGGCCAGCGACGCCTCAACCGTCTATACGGCGTCCGGACAGGTAGTAACCACAGAACAGTCAATAGTACAAGTAAGGAACCCTCCTCCGCCTCCTCCTAGGAGAAGAAGAGGTAAGGATCCCCTAGCACAGTCATTTACTGTTGATGAAACTGGTGCATTTTTAACCTCTGTGGATATTTTCTTTGCCAGAAAAGATCAATCAGAAAATGTTTTTGTTGAAGTCAGAACTGTAGAACTTGGAACTCCAACTGACCAATTAGTACAAGATTATGCAAGAGCAATATTAGAACCAAATGATATTAATGTATCATCAGATGCATCAGTACCTACTAATGTTAAATTTCCTTCGCCAATTTATTTACAACCAAATACAGAATATGCAATTGTGATTTTATCACCAACTTCAAATAATAATGAAGTTTGGATTGCTAGAATGGGCGAACAAACTATTAATACACAAGATTTTCCAGATGTTGAATCTGTAGTTGTAACAACTCAATATATTGGAGGTAGTTTATTCAAATCTCAAAATGGAACTATTTGGACAGCGAGTCAGTATGAAGATTTGAAATTTAAATTATACAAGTCGAATTTTACTTCAACAACTGGAGATGTTGTATATTATAATCCAAATCTAGAAAACAATGATTCAAACCTACCAAGTTTAGTAGAAAATGCAGTAAAAACTTTCCCAAGGAAGTTAAAAGTTGGAATTGTAACAACAACCAATTTATCAAACACATTAACAGTGGGTACTGTAGTAGGTGCCGGTGGTTCTACTCCATATGGATATATTGAAAGAGTTGGGTCTGAGGTATCTTCACTATCTATCGCAAATGTTGGAATTGGATATTCAAATGGAACTTTTACTGATGTGCCACTATACAGTATAACTGGAAATGGATCTGGATTAACAGCAACTGTTGTAATTTCGGGAGGAGTAGTTTCATCAGTTACTCCATCTCTAACTGGAAATGGTTATTCTGTTGGTGATATTGTTGGGGTAACAACTAATTCTATTGGTAAAGGTAGTGGGTCTCAAATATCTGTAAATACAATTAATGGTATTGACACTTTATACTTAACAAATGTTCAGGGAGAGAATTTTTATAACACTCCAACTACAACATTAAATTATTATAATGGAACTACTTGGGTAGGTTTGGCAAACACATTTACAACATCATCTACACTTATAGGAGATTTATATAATGGAAATGTAATTGAAGTCACGCAATATAATCATGGAATGCATTCTGATATTAACAAGGTTAGAATTGTTGGTGTTTCTCCCGATACAATTCCAACTAATCTGACATCTATAGTTAATATAAATTCTTCTACTTTAACTGTAGTTAGTGGGGCAACTTTTAATACCTTTGAGGGAATTTCAACTAACAGAGGGTATATTTTAATTGGCGAAGAAATCATCGAATATGATAATGTTTCTGGTGGAACACTGAATATTAGTGCTAGAGGTATTGATAATACGCCAATTACATCTCATTCATCATCCACTCCAGTGTATAAGTATGAATTAAATAAAGTTTCTCTAAGAAGAATTAATACTGAACATACTTTATCGAATAATTCATCACTAAAACGTCTTAGAGACTTTGATACATATTACATTGAATTTGATAGGGATACTAGATCTAATGGAAATACTCAACTTAGTTTTGGTGATGAAAAGATTATAGGTGGAAATAATATTTCTGCAACACAAAATATACAATTTAATTCTATAATTCCAGAATTTTCGATTATAACTCCTGGTAAATCTACAAAAGTTAGCGCCCAAATTAGAACTGTATCTGCAACTAGTGCAGGTGGTAGCGAAGAGTCATTCTTAGATCTAGGATTTGAACCGGTAGAATTAAATAAAATCAATTATCTTTCGACTTCTAGAATGATTTGTTCTAGAGTTAATGAAATTAATAATCTACCATCATTACCAAATAACAAATCATTTACTGCCAAAATAACATTATCATCCAATGATTCAAATCTATCTCCAGTTTTAGATACTCAAAATGGATTTTTAATTCTCAATCGAAATAGAATAAACAATCCAATTATAGATTATGTAAGTGATAATAGAGTTAATTTGGTTTCTGGAGATCCACATACTTCAATTTACATTTCAAACAGAATCAATTTAAAACAACCAGCAACTTCTTTAAAAGTACTTTTAGGTGCTTGCAGACCTGAAGAAACTGATTTTAGAGTTTTATATCAAATTTTCAAAACAGGATCTGGTGAAATAGAACCTGCATTTGAATTATTCCCAGGATATGATAATCTAAGAGATACTGATGGTGATGGGTATGGAGATCTTGTAATTAATTCTAATTTAAATAATGGAAAACCAGATGCATACATACAACCTAGTAGAGTTGATGAATTTTTAGAATATCAATATAGTATTGATAATTTAGATCCATTCACATCATATGCAATTAAAATTGTAATGACATCTACAAATGAAGCAAAGATACCTAAATTTAAAGATCTAAGAACACTTGCTTTAGCGTAATTTTATGGAAAATTTAATACCTGTGGAAGGTTCAAAAAATTTATTTCGTGATAAGATGACTGGAGCAATTATAAATTACGATTCCAATGGTTATAATGAATATATAAAATCGAAAAATAAAAGAAGAAAAGAAAGGGAAGAGATAGAAAAATTGAAAGATGATATAAGTGAAATTAAAAATCTATTAAACCAACTTTTACAAAGTAAAAATGGAAATTAATGAAATTGAATTACAAACAATTGATAAATTATTTGAATATGAAAGGCAATCTAGAATTATTGACAATTTGAGTTCTGATGAATTAAAAAAATTTTCAAAACTATATTTAAAATTATATTTGAAGCAGCAGGAGGTTGTTTCATTAATAAATCATTATTAAATATAAATATTTTTAGTAAAATAAAAAATCAAAATGGCGGCAGTATATGTAAATAATTTGGTTGTCAATGCCGGTACTGATTTTGACCAAATTTTTACACTTGAAAATACTAATACAAATGATCCATTAAATTTAACTAGTTACACTGTCAAATCTCAATTAAGAAAACATTCCGGCAGTTCTTCTTCAGTTTCATTCGCATCCACAATTACTAATGGACCAGCAGGTCAAATTAAAATAGGATTAACAACATCACAAACGAATAATTTAAAACCAGGAAGATATGTCTATGATATTATAATTACTGATACTTTTGGCAAAAAATCAAGAGTAATTGAAGGTATGGTTTTAGTTAGAGAAGGAGTAACTCGCTAATGTCAGATATTAGAGTTAGGGTAGGGCAACAAAACACAGTAAAAGTTGTTTCAGCATCATCTTTAGCAAATTCTCTAAATGATATAAGAGATGTTGATACTAGAAACTTAAATGATAAGTATCTATTGATGTTTAATTCTAATACTGGATTATATGAATTTGTTAATCCAGATGAAGTTTTAATAGCATCAGTAACAGAACCAATCTCCCCAGGACTTCCTTGTGAGTTTATTAATGCATTAGATACTGACTTAGACAGAGCATGTAATATAGATCTTGATGGAGGATCTTATTGAAATTATAAATATTTTTTAGATGTTTAAGTGAATTCCTTCACTTGTTAAAAAATGGCAAAACCAGCATCACGCCAAGAACTTGTAGATTATTGTTTGAGGCGTTTAGGAGCTCCAATATTAGAAATAAACGTTGATGAAGATCAAATAGACGATTTGGTTGATGACGCCCTACAATATTTTCATGAAAGGCATTTTGATGGTGTTGAGAGGATGTATTTAAAATACAAAATTACTCAAGAAGATATAGAAAGGGGGAAAGGAACTTTACCTGGTGGAGTAGGAATTGTAACGACAACTGGAACTTCTCAGGGAAAAACGTTTAATTTTTATGAATCATCTAATTACATTCAAGTTCCAGATTCTGTAATTGGTATAGAAAAAATATTCAAATTTGATACTAGTTCAATATCCGGAGGTATGTTTAGTATCAAATATCAATTATTTCTAAATGACTTATATTATTTTAACTCAGTTGAACTATTGCAGTATGCGATGGTTAAATCTTACTTAGAAGATATTGATTTTCTATTATCAACTGATAAGCAGATAAGATTTAATAAAAGGCAAAATAGATTATATTTAGATATTGATTGGGGATCTCAAAGTGATGAAACTTACTTAGTTATTGAGTGTTTTAGAGTATTGGATCCAAACGATTTTACTAAAGTTTATAGTGATAGTTTTCTTAAAAAATATTTGACAACTCTTATTAAAAAACAGTGGGGACAAAACTTAATTAAATTTCAAGGAGTTAAGTTACCTGGTGGAGTCGAATTAAATGGAAGACAAATTTACGAAGATGCTGAGAGAGAATTAGAAGATATAAAACAACGAATGACTTTAGAATACGAATTACCACCATATGATTTCATTGGATAATGGCACTTAATCCCTTCTTTCTTCAGGGATCTCCTGGAGAGCAAAGACTAATACAAGATTTAATTAATGAGCAATTGAAAATTTATGGTATAGAAGTATCTTATATACCTAGAAAATTTGTCAAGAAAGAAACTATTATGAGAGAAATAGTTTCTTCTAGATTTGATGATAACTTTTTACTTGAAGCATATATTTTAAATTATGAAGGATATGCTGGTGCTGGAGACATTTTAACAAAATTTGGAATGAGTTTAAGGGATGAATTAACTCTTATTATCTCCAAAGAAAGATTTGAGGATTTTATTGCCCCATTTTTATTGACCATGACTGAGGAAGAAATTTTAGCATCTACTAGACCAAGAGAGGGTGATTTAGTTTATTTTCCTCTTGGAAAAAGGTTATTTGAAGTTAAATTTGTTGAACATGAGCAACCATTTTATCAATTAGGTAAAACCTATGTTTATGAAATAAAATGTGAATTATTTGAATATGAAGATGAGGTTATCGATACTTCTGATGAAGAAATTGATGCTCTTATTCAAGAAAAAGGTTATATTACCACTCTGAATTTAGTAGGAACTGGTAGAACAGCGACAGCTGAATCAGTTTTAAATACTGGATATGTTAAAAACATTTATATAAATGATGATGGATATGGATATTCGAAAACCCCGACAATAACCTTTTCAGCATCGCCTTTAAGCGGTGGCACTGCAAAAGCAGTCGCAATTACAACTTCAATCGGTGGAGTTAAATCAATAAAAGATATAGTTTTTACTAATGCTGGATTTGGATATACTGTTCCACCAACAATTACTATAACTGGAGGGGGTGGAGTTGGTGCAGCAATAACTTGCGATATTGAAAGAAGTTCTTATGGCGTTATTGCTATAAATGTTACCAATGGTGGGGTTGGATATTCGACTATTCCATCAGTTTTAATTCAATCTCCCCCTGGTATTGGAAATACTGCTTTAGCAATTTCTTATATTGGGTCTGCATCTACAATAACATCGATTAATATTTCAAATCCGGGTAGTGGATATACTACATCATCTCCACCAAATGTTATAATCGGAAATCCTTCAATTATAACTGGATTTGGTAATTATATTTTTAATGAAGTTATAACTGGTTTGATATCAGGAACTAAGGGAAGAGTAAAGTCGTGGGATGCTAGTTCGAAAAAACTTAAAGTTTCTTTTGTTGGTATTGATACAAATAACGTGGGATTTTTAAACGGAGAAACTATAGTAGGATCTAGTTCATCTGCCACATACAGTGTAAATTCGTATGTTGATTATGATATGTATGATAAATACTCTCAAAACTTAGAAATACAAAATCAAGCTAGTTCTATTATAGATTTTTCAGAAACAAATCCTTTTGGTACGTATTAATGTTAAGAAATTATTTCTATCACGAAATTATTAAAAAAACTGTAATAGGGTTCGGAACTTTATTTAATGAAATACACATTAGACACAGTAATTCTAGTGGTGATGGAATTAGTGACATAAAAGTTCCTCTTGCATATGGACCTATGCAAAAGTTTTTGGCAAGACTTGAGCAGCAACCAGAATTAAATCAACCGGTACAAATTGTTTTGCCAAGAATGTCATTTGAGATGACATCCATTAGATATGATTCTGGTAGAAAAACTGGAATTACGCAAACATTCAAAGCTTCGGATTCTTCGGATAATGATAAAATAAAAAAAGTTTATATGCCAGTGCCATATAATATTGGTTTTGAATTAAATATTCTATCCAAATTAAATGAAGATGCTTTACAGATTGTAGAACAAATTTTACCATTTTTCCAACCAGCATTCAATATTACTGTAGATCTTTTAGACTCTATAGGTGAAAAAAAGGACATACCAGTTGTTTTAGATTCTATTTCCTTTCAAGACGACTATGAAGGAGATTTTTCTACTAGAAGAGTATTAATTTATACTTTAAACTTTACTGCAAAAACGTATATATTTGGACCCATTTCAGAATCTTCTGAAGGATTAATTAAAAAAGTTCAAGTCGATTACTATACTTCTACTGATGTTAAAACTGCAAAGAGGGAAGTTAGATATACTGCAACACCAGATCCAATCACTGCAGAACCTGGAGATGATTTTGGATTTAGTGAAGTTTTTGAAGATTTTGATGATTCTAGAAACTATAGTTCATCAAGACAACAGGATATTTAGATTTAAAACTTATGAAAAATTATGATTCTTTGGATGAAGTATTGAATACTGATTCTTCATCAATTTCTAAATTAGATCCAAATCAAATTTCAGAAATTAACGTCAAAAATGTTAATTTTAATGATATTGAAAAAGATTATGAATATACTAGAGCTAATTTATATTCATTAATTGAAAAGGGGCAAGAAGCAATAAATGGAATTATGGAATTAGCTGGAGAAAGTGATTCTCCAAGAGCATATGAAGTTGCTGGACAATTAATTAAAAATGTTGGTGACGTAACAGACAAACTTATAGATTTGCAAAAGAAATTAAAAGATGTGGAGGATAGTAATACTAAAACTACGAATAATGTTACAAATAACGCAGTCTTTGTTGGATCTACGAATGATTTGTCAAAACTATTGAAGCAAGGTTTTCTAAATAATAAGGAATAATAGATTTTTATCAATGAATGAGCAATTAAAACCATATAATAGCGTGGAAGAGATTGCTAAGAAGCATCGTCTTGAAGTTTCTTTTATACAAAAGCAACTTGATATGGGTGCTCCAATTGAACACGAACATACAAAGAATCAAAAATTAGCGATTAAAATTGCTCTTCAGCATTTAGATGAAATTCCAGATTATTATACTCGTTTGAAGAAAATGGAAGCAGATGCTAAAAAACATCATAAAAAATTTAAGGATGTGAGAGAAGCAACTGATGGAATTAAAGCAAAGGATTATAAAGGTAGGTTAGATAAATGGTTTGATGATGGTGGTTGGGTTCAAACTGGTGGAAGGTATGATGGAAAACCATGTGCAAAACAACCTGGTCAAACGACAAAACCATATTGTAGAGACCCTGATGATCGTGCCGCAATGAGTAAAAAAGAAAGAAATAAAAGAGCTGCTAAAAAACGTAGAGAAGACCCAAATCCAAATAGATCAGGTAATGCAAAAATGGTAACTCAAGAAGCTGCTGGTGAAAAAGACGCTTGTTATAAAAAAGTTAAGTCTAGATATAAAGTTTGGCCAAGTGCATATGCTTCCGGAGCACTTGTCAAGTGTCGCAAAGTTGGTGCCACTAATTGGGGAACTAAAACAGAGGAGACGAAAATGATTAGATACTGCCCCAAATGCGAAAAGGATGAGACCAGAGAAGAATGTAAATATGGTCCTAAGTATTGGGATATGTTCTCAATACCTTCAAGTTTATCATCAAATCAGATGAAGTTTAGTATTGCTCAGGTCCATCCTGCAAATGAGTCTAAAGAATCAGACCACGAATATTCTATGGCTCGTTCAGAAATTTCTACAATTATTGCAGCTGCAAAAAGACTTCGTGGTAAGTTAAAAGGTGAGGGTAATATTGAGGCGTGGGTTCAGTCTAAAATTACTAAGGCAGCAGATTATCTCGACTCAGCAGCAGATTATCTTGATAGTGGTGAGCATAATGTTGAAGAAGCAAAGAAGTGTTGGACTGGATATAAGAAAAAAGGAACTCAAAAGTTATTTGGAAAAACTTATAACAGATGTGTTAAAGAATCAGTTTCAATTGAAGATGCTAATGGAAATCATTATGCACAATTTATTGATATTATCAAACCAGAACCATTAAAGGCAAGTAAAGGTCTTGGTAGTGCAATTCTTGGTGAGGATGTACCATATTCAAATTGGAGAGAAGAACTTGCAGAGGATTGGCAAAAAGTCAATCGTCAAGACAAGACAGATGGTTTAAGTCAAAAAGCAGTAGATGCCTATCGTAGTGAGAATCCAGGTTCAAAACTTCAAACTGCGGTAACCGAAAAGAAACCAACAGGTAAAAGAGCAAAACGTCGCTCTAACTTTTGTAGCAGAATGAAAGGTATGAAGTCTAAACTGACTTCCGCTAAAACTGCAAGAGATCCAGATTCAAGAATCAATAAAGCCCTCCGTCGTTGGAACTGTAACTAAAATGAAATCCTTCAATCAGTTTATTTCAGAGAGTATTAATATTGCAGGAGATTTCAATGGAAATCTTTATGTAAATGGTTCGGATAATCAACCAGAACCAGTTGGAGAATCTTTTGTTGCCGATGTGGTATGGGAAGGAAAAATGTATCGATTAGAAGTCGAAGGTAAGATGATGAATAAAAATGAACTTGCCGAACAACTTCAGAACGAATATCCTGGAGCAATTGTTCATAATATTTACCCACAAACAACAGGTTCTTTAAGAATTAAAAATTCACAAAGATATCAACCAGAAAGACTCACTTGGACTGATTAATAGGAGATTAAAGCATGGCTCAGTGG